TGTTCTGCGTGGATGCCGTACCAAGTCCACTGATCTGAGTGTTGGGAATGGTGGCAATGAAATTGGCTGGGATGGTGCTGCCTGAGCTATAGCTAGTTCCCCACGCGCTAGAACCGTTATAGTTCGGTATGCCAGCGCCACCCGCAGGCCAAGTCATTGATCCACCGGATCCGAGTGGTCCGGTAGTGGCCCCATTGATTCTGGCAAACACACCCGCCGTGGTAGTCCACAGGTCGCCATTAACAGGCGCTGTGGGAGCCGCGCCGTGTGGCAGATTGAACCCGGCAGTGCCGACGGCAGAGGCCAGTGTAATCACCTCGCCCGTGAACGTGCCGCCGCTCTTAGGCATCGCGCCAGTCACTCGCGCGTCGTTGCCTACGGTGGCGCTAGCTGCTGTGGTCCCGTACGTGACGGAGATAGCGCCGCTGGTGTTGGTGATGGTGGTTCCGTCCGGCTTTACAAGACCCAGCGTGCCTGCTGAAGCTATACCGGGAGGCGCGCCGCCGTCAGACAACAGAGTGCCGGAAGTATTATTCAACAGTGCGACGTGGCCTACAGTGGCCGCGCCCGGTCCAGTCACCGGATTGGTCAGCGTGGCTTGCTTGCCGTTCAACTGCGTCTGCACACTGCTGGTGGCGTCCATGAACGCCATGGTAGCAGGTGTGACACCGTCAACGGTCTTGTTAGTCAGCGTCTGCGTGTCAGTGGTGCCTATGATAGTACCAGCCGGAGCGGTTAGAGAAGTCCCCCACGTACTAGCGCCTGCGTACACTACGATACCAGCCGCAGCGGGCCACGTCATCGATCCGCCTGACGGCGCGTGGCACTGCGCGTCTTGTGGACTGAGTAACCACGTGGCGGTGGTGCAGCCTGTAAGGCCCTGCAGCAGCGCGTTCACTTGAGCCGCTGTGGCTATGGTAGGTGCACCCGTGGCTGTGGTGTTGTACAGCACGCCCGTGGCCAGCCCGGACAGCAGCACACCGTTCAGGCCCTTGACCATGGTGGCCCCGCCGGAGCTAGTGCTTACAGCGTCGCCAGTAAGCGCCGTGAAGCTGCCACTGCCACTAGCGCACCCAGCGGTGGTCAGTGCGCCATTCAAGCCATTAGGGCAGATGGGCGACGTGCTTTGCGGTATGCCGCTGACCAGCAGTCCACCTGTAATAGCCACTCCATTAGCACCATCTGCAGCTACCCCAGGTAGCATTAAATTAGTAGACAGCAAAGGCCCGCCGATCTGATTATTGGGATCAATCTGCGTCGTAGCTTGCGCCAGAGCGCCTATGCACCCGCAGCAGAATAGCACAACAGCTAAAAATTTCATCACTGGCCTTTCAATACGGTGGTTTCCGCCAAGCTGGCAATAGGAGGAGCAGGCCCGAGGTAGCCTTTGGACACTAGGAATGGCTGGACATTTGTAACGTACCACTGGTAGAATGTGTCATTCATCAGTGCTTGTGCCGTACCGCCGTTAGTGGCATGTATGGAAGGTGATGTTATAGTCACACTGGAGGGGGCTGATATAGACACCGCATTACTGCTGACCGTCACGGCTACTGTGCCGTCGTCTGTTCTAAGCTGCATAGCCGTAGTGGAGTAGCTAGGCAGCAATCGTGTCTGGTTCCACATGCCTGGTATGAATCCGCAGTCATGTATATGATGACGGCGTACCACGCGCTGTTGATTGGTGCCTGTGGGTGAGCTGGACTGACCACTGGCCCACCAAGTGTCGAAGCAGGTATCGCAGAATACGAGCAGGCCCTCATCGCCGGGGTTGATGGGCATGGTCAGGCAATAGCCACCAGCGCGCGGCAGTATAAGCGGTACGCGGTTAATCGGCACAATAGGTATCCACTTCGGGCCCGCCGTGGTGCGCACGCGCTCTTGAAGAGCTATCTGCACGCTGACGGTCTGCGTAGCAGCGTCAAACCCATTAGGTGCGACGAACGCCACGGTAGCACATCGGGTGTCGTTCAGTGCGTCCTTCACGGCCTGCCGCCACTGCGAGAATTCTACCTGATTGACTTGTGCAGGGCTTAGTAGCGGACTACTTACGGTGCTCATGCATTGACTCCCCAAATTCCGTATGAAAGACCCTTGGCGTACGTTGTGCTGTAGCCAATCACTTCTGTCTGCCAGTCGTTCCCGCGCGTGTCGCCCGTATGACGAAGCTGTGCGACGAAAAACGAAAGATCATCGCTCAACGGCGATACAAGCTGGCTATTTGGGTTAGGCCTGATTACTGTCTGTGAGATCAGCGCCGACCTATCAATCTGGATCATCATAGGTGGCACTTTGACTAACAAGCGGGGGTCCAAAAGAACCGTGAAGATGCAGCCTTGCGGTATCTGCCGTGGCGTGCCTATCAAGCTGGCTGTGACACTAGCCGGAAGACTGGGCGCATTAGTGCCAGGTCCTGGCTGCGGTGCGTACACAAAGCTGGGCGTGGTGTTGGGATTAACCATGTCAGACATGTAGGCGCTGTTTCCATCAGTGAAGAACTGTGCGTAGTTGTCATCAGCAATACGGCCCAGAAGCTGGCTGGGCTTTCCGAACAATGTGTCGCCACGTGGTAGTACTTTAGAAGTCATGCTGGTCTGTATAGTCTGACTCTGTGTACCCGTAGCCTGGGACAGCGGTGGCAGCCCGATAGCCTGTAGCATGCTTGCGACCACCTGCTGCTGAGTCACCAACGGACCCATGGGCATGTTTACCACATCGTCCATAGCATATGGATTGGCAATACAGTGCAGTGTAGTGACTTGATCGACCACTCCGTCCCGTGTGAGTGTAACTTGAAACACGCGCCCGTTCCAAATAGTGGCCATCTGTGTAGGTCCGTACTGAAACCCGGCCTTTAGCTGGGCCCACGTGGCATTGAATAGAGCGTTTTGAATATCCGGCCGGTCTAGATTGTAAATGCTGATATCAGCATACCACCAGCATTCTGATATACTGCTCTGTACCACGTCAAATGTAATGCGTAGTGCCTCCGGCTCCCAGGAACTAGAGCTGAATACTTGTTGCGTATTATCCCCAAACCCAACTGTGAGTTCATACGCCTGTCCCCACAGTGGAATGGTAGATGTGCTCATGGTGTGTCGCTCCATACAAGACTGAACTGCCCAAGGTTGTCACGGCCGGGATAGTCGGCTGCAATGTTGCCCGTGTTGAGCAACGCGGCGCTACCAATGGCGAGGTAAACATACTGGGCTAGCAGATTGGCTGCTGGGTACCAGCCAGTGATCAGCGGCACAGATGCAATCAAAGCATTTCCATTCACATCCGCGACACTCATCTGCCAGTAGCCAGCCGTGGAACTGTAGCTGAGTGAAAGATTGAGCGTCAAGGCATTACCGTCTACAATCAGCTGGGCAGAGAATACTTGATTGGCAGCTGACGTCAGAGGAATAATCTGATCAGCCATTAATACACCCCGGGAGCAGAACTGAGCGCATTAGTTATGGAGCTGGTGACAAGCGTATTGGAGCTAGAGTAATTGCCTGCGCCTTGCACTTGACTCTGCTTTACAGGCACTACACCGCCATAGTTATTGATATTGAACTGCTGCGTGGTGGCGGCTGGCACAGGTATGGGAGTGACTGAGCCTAGTGGCGTATTATCTGTGTCCTGCGTGCGGGCACTGACCACTGGCTGAGACTGCGAAATAGTAGCTGTGCGAATCTGACCAAACGACAGCCGCATGCGCACACCACCATAAGAGCGATAGTCTTCCGGGGCCTGCACATTGGTCACCATCATGTTGTAGTAAGTGCGTAGCCGAGTAGAAATTATTAGTGGCACGCGAGCCGCCTGCAAAGCTATCATCTGCTGATAGGCAGAAACGCTCTTGCTTGGGCTGCCAGTCCATGGCGTGGCTTTGGTTGCGGTAGAAGCGCCGACAGTGGTGGTGTTCGTAGATGTATTGGCATACTGGTCTACAGAATCACTCATCAGGATAGACATTGAAAGCGTGGCAGGCATCAGGTATGCATGACTGGAAATGTCCGCACCAGTCTGCACTGGATGCTCTGTCATGCGTAGCTGCTGATCATGGTCTAGCTCCATCACAGCATCAAATACGTACACCACAGGAACTGAGGCCGTAGTATTAGAGGCGACATGAATGGTAGCTTCGTCGCCGGACACTACAGAACCCAGCGTGGCTGTGCTGTTCAAACTGGCAGGCGAATTGTTGGCTGCAGGAACATAGTTGGCAGGCACCGTGATGGTGATAGGCGTAGTGTTCAGACCCCACTGCGGAGGTCTGTATATGGCAGTGCCCATTATGCGCTCCAGCCTAGGTTCTGCGCCTGCGCTATGTTACGTTGAACTGCCTTGGCCTGTGCCTGGCGCACGGTGTCGACTACTACACGACCTACGTCCTCATTAACAGCGTTAGGCTTGGCTACGTGAATGGTGATGCTGCCTACAGTAACGTCACCTGTACCACCGGCACGTCCAAGTACACTGGAGATGTAGTTCTGAGTCTCTGCTGGAAGCGTGGCTTTGCCTGCCAGGAACTTGTCCATGCGACCCGGACCGGCATTGTATGCACCCACAGCGTCGGCCACATTGTTCCCGTAGTGGGCTAATAGCTGATTGAAGTATCGTTCGCCACCTTGCATATTTTCGGTGGGATTGTAAGGATTTACGCCCAGCCCCGCAGCCGTGTTGGGCATCAACTGCATAAGACCGATAGCGCCCTTAGGTGACACTGCGCTCTGATTGCCACCGCTTTCCTGCATCATTATAGCGTGCAGCAGACTATCAAGGCTGCTAACTCCTGCCGCGCTACCAGCGGTCCCGTTGCCATGCCCTGCGCGCCAGAAGTCCCAGGCACCGCCCGTAACTGCGCCTGCACCTGCGCCTATAGCACTACCGGCAGCTCCACCGCTAACGATGCCAGCTAGTATGCCGGCGGGTCCTAGTGGCAGTCCCGCGATTCCGCCTATGATGGAGCCTACTACACCACCCACGCCGCCGCCTGCCAGCAAGCCGGTAAACGTGCCGGTAAACTTCAGCATGTTTTCAACCAACACAGCGAACCAGTGGGCCACCGTTTGTACGGCTGTAGCAAACTTCTCCATGTTGAATGTGCTGCCCTCTATGGCCTTGTCACCTGAAAGCATGCCGACAACATTAGTGAACATGGTGCCAAAGTCCGCCAGCACTGCGCCCGCAGCTTTACCTACTTCAGTGATGTCTTTCCAAATGGGAAGGAACCACTTAGCGATGCTGTGCGCAATGTCAGGCATCTTTTCAATGACCCACTTGTTGAACTCTTTCAGCTTGGTCAGCAGTGTGTCCGGTCCGAGACCGAGTCCTTTCATAAACTCCGTGACGACGTTCATCCCGAGGTACTCAAGTTCCACGTGCATACGCGTGAACTCGAACCTGACGTCGCGAATCTTGCGCATCTGCTCATCGTAGTCTTTGCCTGGAGCCATAGCCTTTTGATCAAGCAGAAGCTGATGTGCACGCCCCCGTAGTTCTGGGTCCCAGGCCATATCTTCCATACTGACGCCGAGAGCATCAGTAGCTACTTTGAGCCCCCGTGCAGCATCCTTCGACATATACATGTGGAGCGCAAATAATCGAAATGACTGATCTGCCATTGCGGTCTTGTCAATAAGCCCGATAGCTGCGCCACCAATTGCCACGAACCCTGCGACTATTTCTGACTGAGCCTTGAGAAAAGATCCAGCCATTCGCATGGACTGGGTCTCCGCAACAAAGGCTGCCTCACGCAGAGCATTATGGAATCGTGCCAGACCAGCCTGGTCTACCACTGTCCCAAGTTTTATTAAGTATTCATCAATCACGTTGGGCATTGTGGACCTCTCGGCTTCGGCGCTCGTTTTCTTCTTTAACGTCCAGGAACTCTAGCACATCGGCAAGGTCGCCCATGTCGTAAGTGCCGTCCGTTAATTCATGCTGACGCCACAGCCCAGCAGCTACCGGCCGCCACGCAATGGGGTTTATGGTAGGAAAGGCTACAGGCTCAAATCCTAGCCTGCCGTTGGAGTGGCCGCCAACGGGCGATCGGAGAAAAAACTGGACAAGCTGAACACCAGTGATTCCGTGGTGATGTTGTTGACCAACGAAATATCGTCAGCAATCTCCGGAATGGCCCAACGCCCAAAGTCATTCATGATGGGTATGGTGATATCTGTGCCTGTAGGTGACGCTTCAATGCGTGATGTGGCCTGCATACACTGGCGCTGCGCAAACTTCAAGTCCTCGTAACTGAGGCCGCGCATAAAGGCCAATGTGCACAGCATCCGCGCCTTGTCCTGCTCCGTGGGCTTGGGCGCATTTTCGTCCGCGTCAGGCGTGGCCTGCGCATCTGCTGAAGCTGTCAACAGCACGCCCATCATCTTCATGTAGATGTAGCTGCCTACATCAGGCAGCAGCTTACGTAGCTGGTACCGTTGCCCGTTTATTTCTACCACTGTTGTTTTTGCCATTGTTCTGTGTCCTTCAGCTACAAGTTAACGATGTTGGCTGCCATAAGATTCCAAGTGACATTGGAGCCTGTAGCATGATACGGCTTGTCAGGTACTTTCTCGAAACTGACGCCGTCGCACAGATGTGTGGAACCGTCAAGTAACGTGCGAAAGCTGATGCTGGTGCTCGCCCAGCCACTGACATCATCACCATCAGCAGCTAGTGTGGCCAAGTTGTACAGGTCCAATAGCGCGTGATGGAGCGAAGACGTCTGCTGCACTTCAATAGCGATGGCGCCGTTATTGCCTGGGATATAGTTGGGCATGACGGTACCATCTGAGGCTACTTGGTGAGCCGTGCGACTGGTAGTCATGGAGATGGTAATCTGACCCAGGCCTACGTTCCCACCCGTTAGCGGAAATGCCACAGCGAACGCACTGTTAGTCAGCGCGCCCACCAAGTCTTTGAATGAATACGTTACGCCAACATTGCCGACGGCCATTGGTTCCTCCTGTTAAAGCTGCACATAGACGCCGATAAGCAGACTGACAACTGCTCCCGCCGTGGTAATGGCCGAAATAATCGGCATAGCCTGCCCGGCGGCACGTGCGCCAGAGGACTGCTGTGAGTACGGCTGCGACTGGTTCAAGTAACCGAGCGGAATGGCTTGTCCCGAGGTAAGCGAGATACCTGGCACATTAACAGCGGGCCCAGCCCAGTTAGCACCCGACAAGAAACCGATGCCTGCAAAAGTAGCTCCAACGGCATTAGCCGCCTGGATAAACAAGTGCTGGCCACCGTTAGTCTGTGGCACGGCGGGCAAGCTAGCTAGTACATTCAGCTCTGCAATCTGCAACTGTGCGACATACATAGCCAAGTAAAGCCACAAGAATGATGGAACACCGCTGCTCATGAAGCCCGGCTCAAATAGTTGGTATGGGTTGTAGTTGCCGTAGAAGTTGAAGTTAGCTGCCTTAATATTGGTAGCCTGTGTCTCTGTTAGTGGCTCTGCAGCTATGCCAACTAAGTCTTTATGCGCTACAGTGAAGAAGCTACCAGGTAGGCCAGTATTAAGCCCCATCTCCATACCCATCAATGCCGCGGCGGCATAGACATTGTTAGGGTACAGACCACTTTGCGTGGTAGAGTAGACCCCAAGCACACGGTACTGCAGTGTCCGCAACTGAAGCGCAATGTTGGCCGCCGTGCCGTTGGGAATGCCGACAGACGAGGACCATGCATAGTAGCGTGTAGTCTGCCAGTTAGGGTCGGCCCATGCAGCCAGCGCCAAGTTGTCGGCATCAGCCGGGTTGTTGACTGCGAGCCCATACCACAGTGAACTCGCAGCACGACATGCCTGTGAGGCCTGCAGCAAAGTCTCGCCTACAGCTGTAATGTCTACTGTGAGGCCTGTACCACTGCCGCCTGTGGTAGCCAGCGCCGTGACCACAGTGTACGCAGTACCCTGTGTGCCTGCCACAACGCCCAGTGTGAGCACTGCGCCCGTACCAACGTTGATGGTAAGCACCGTAAGGAAACCATTGGATGCACCGCCTTGCGTGACGCCTACTATATCACCAACCTTGTAATTAGTGCCTGCTGAGCCTGCGTGTGGAATGGCTGTGGCAATAGCTGTCAGGTCTTGACAACCGATCCAGATGTAGCCAGGTGCTGGTGTCTGTGCGAGGTAGATGTTGGCGGCGATATACTCCGGCTGAACGGCCGTGAATCCGTCAGAAAGCATGGCCGCTGTAGTGGCGTACTTGCGCAACCGGGAATTAGCCCCGTAAGAAGGAATGACGGCGCTAGGGCCGACGAACAGTCCTTGGTTGAAAGAATTGGCCGTTGCGGCCGTCGGAGCTACTGTAACAGAAATGTTTACTATGTCCGACAAAGGAAGTGGAATACTCATTTTCTAGCTCCTAGCCTACGGTGATATCGGCCACTTGGCCTTCGTTGGTATCCACCTTGATCTCCACGCTAGTGGCAATGCCGGGTGAAATAGTTTCTGTGACGGCTTCATACATGTTGCAGTAGAAGTCAGCTCGCTCCCACCACTGGGCGTTGAGCAGCTCAGGCACGCGCCTCGGAAGTGGCATGTTAGGCAATGGGAACAGGCTGCTTTCTGACAGGCTATCTGTGAAGGCGTCCATGAACAGCGCACTGTGAATAGCCCGTGCACGGTCGAATGAGTTGGGGCCGTATAGCGTCCAGCTAACTCGCCACGCCCGTGTGTACGTCCATGATTGAGTCAGTACACCGCCAGTCTGTGAAAGATACTGGTCACGAATCAGGGTGTATGGATCGTCTGTCAGTAGGCATCCCAGATAACACACATCTGCATTGACGTCCTCGAATGGCTGCCCTGCCGTGGCCCAGTCGATGCGTACTTGGCTGTAGTCAGGCGCGGGCATTCCTAGCACACTGCATGTGAGCGGCTGTAATGCTGCATTTATAGCGGCTATAGTAAGTGCTGTGCTAGTGAGCACTTGTCCATTTGGGTAGGCAATAGTTGTCATGAGGCACTCATTCTAGTTCCTAGTGCTTTCCAGTAGCCACTGCCGGGGTAGTGCCTGACTGACAGCACTCTGTACTGTTCTCCTACGTACACAAGTATGTCGCTCGCATCTGTTCCGCTGGCAGAGTTGACAGTCTGCACAGCATAGAGATTGCCACCTACTTTAGTGGACCAGCCGAGCAAACTGATGGTGCTTCCTATGAGAGCGTAGTCTATTCCTGGAGTAAGCATCAGTCCGTTGTAGAATAGAGCTACGCCACTAGGATTTACAGGCCCTGTAAGTGTGTACGTGTTGCCTGGGTGCGCGCCCTGTGGCACTTGGCCCTTTGCACTTGGTGTCTTCGCTTTAGCTTGCGTAGTGTTTATCGGAATGGTAGACCAAAAAGCCATGATACCTGCTATACGGTCTGCTTCAGGCATCATGTTTACTTCTTTATCACTGGCGCGCTGCACGGGACCGACAGTATTAATGGGCGTAACTGATGATTGAAATCCGCCCAGCACAAACTGCCCTGCAGACCGCAGGATGATGAATGGCTGCGGCGCGGCTAGTTCGGCGTCTGCGACTATGTCAGCTACGCTTATCATGTCAGTTTCCTATCGCGATCCAACTGAATGTAGAGCCACTACCATTACAGCCCACATTGAAGCCGCCCGCGTCAAATCCGGACATATACCCAACACGATCGTTATTTCCATTTATAGTTCCCACTACCGTGAAGCAATTGCTCGGGAATGATGCGGGAAAACTCACACGCATACCTGTACCGCTACCACTAGTAGCTGTGATGGTAGACGACACACCCCACTTTATGACAAGTCCGCCCGGCAAGGGCAGTGAGCCCGACCCAGACTGCGTCCCCGCTAGAGCGGCCGTAACCCAGGCAGTAGTCGCTGCATTCTGGCTGTTGTCCCCGGCACCGGGCGTAATGAACTGTGCAGTGCTGGGAGAGGAGCTGCCTATGGGCGAGCTGTCAATTGTAGAACTGACCACCTGCAAGCTGTTTACTTTTGTTGACACTTAGTCCTCCCGTACAAGTCCGATGATGGAGGCGCGCAAAGCGCCGGTGTCGATTAATGGCCGATCACTGCCCTTAGCTGCGATGGTAGCAGGCTTATTCGACTCCCAGCCATTGCGGTCGTCCGTAAACCACCCGCGTGCTGCGTTTTGGCCGGCTAGCGCCGCCCTCATCATCTTTGCTTCAGCGCCTGGCTTATCGCCAGCTAAGTTTGCCTTGACGGAAGCAGCTAGCTCTCTGGCAATGATGTGCTTATTAGGCTCGGCCTCCGTTGCAGGCTCAAGTACCGGGCGTGCAGGAATATGCTTTAATGGTGAGCCTTTGGTGTGGATATATAGCAGCTCGGCATTGCTTACATCAGACTCCGCGATGCTTGTCAGCCTAGCTCGCTTCTTTTTGCTCTTTGTCTTGCCGGCCATTTCAAGCAGTTGAGATGATCGCTCCGTTGCATCAGATGGAATCCCTACATATGCTGCAAGCTTGCCGAGTCCAGCCAACCTCTTAGCGAGCGCAGCTACGCCAGACTTACGTCCTAGTGTAATCTCGGGACGGGTCATATAGCACCGCTTAGCTGCGCAGACTTTTCTTTACGAATAGCCCAGGCTTTCTTAGCCGCTTCGCTGCATCTAGCACGTGCAGCTGGATTTTCGTACGCTTTCCGTACACCATTTGATATACTAGTACGGCATGCTTCAGTTCTATGGGCCTCTAGCATGCGTAGTTTTACTTCCGGGTCTGCTAGGCGCTTTTTCTGTGCCGCCGATATCTGGGCCTTTTGGGCCTGAGTTCTTGTCGCGCCCTTTGGTCCCAGTATCTTACCTAGAGCTTTATACTGGGCCCAAGTATTTTTTGCAGTACGTGAACTGAGCTCGGCTGCTACAGGATTCTCTGCAAAATACTTCGAAACAGCTACAGAAGTCTTAATGTGTTCTTCTTTGTGCTGATATCGCTGCATAGTAGCTCGCGAAGTTTTAGCACGCTCTTCCACACTAGCGTATCTTTTATAGGCACTTTTTGACGCTTTTTCGCGCGCATCTGCGGTAGTATGAGTTTCTAAGTGAGCCTGCCTATTTGCGGGATCGCTGAACCATAGGCGTTTATTAGCCGAGTTTCTTGCGCGAGCTTCTGGAGAGCCTAGCAGTAGCTTCAAAAGTTTCCTTGTCTGCTCTGACACTCCAGTACCTTGTCGCCCACCAGTTGTAAGGTTATAGCCGCCACCTTTAGGGCCGTCTACAAATGATCTAAACTTCTTGATATAAAAAATTTCTTTGCTATTAAGAAGCTTAACTGGTCCACTCCAAAGTACCTCTGCTGTAAAACCACTTACTCCATACTTGTTAATTGCGCGATGAATATACAGCTTAGAAGATTTTTCAGAGTCGTATATATGGCTGCTCCATCTGGTCTCTACAGTTAGAAAGTTTTTATGCTGCCCAATGTACCACTTATCAGTAGCCAGACAATGCAGCCCGTAAATGCAGCCGTGCTGAGCCTCGATTGCCACCGGACCTCCTTTACCAAATAAGTGCCGGACCACTCCCAATCACTTTTGCCATGCTAGCCAGCTGAACACCGTACACCGTCAAATTCCACTGGCCCCAAGCTTCAAGCGAGGTAAGCTGAGCATAGCTGACGCTTACGTCGCCTACGCTCTTGCTTACCTCGATGCCCGTGGCAATTCCTTGTGCCGCCACTTGTGCTGCACCGTAGACGACAGGTGTACTAGATGTGACTGGTGTGGGCCACACTGCATATAAATGGTCAGTCGTCTTAGTGGCTAGACTCAACGTGACGGTGATACCAGACAGACTGTAGTCTACTCCAGGCGTCTGGAACACACCATTGCGTGTCAAGGACTGCAGCTGCCCACCTGGTGGAACTGCACTAATGGTATACACTGTACCTGGCTGGACACCTACTGGAATTTCGCCGTGGATACCCGTCTGCGTGTTGCTTAGCACCTCTGCTACGTCACTCTTGACGTAGAGTGTGAGGTAGTGCGCAATGAACCACGACATGGCGAGATACCACGCGTCCTGCCAGCGAGCTTGAACTAGTGAAGCTTGCGCCAAGTTTAGGTAAAGCTGGATTACCATGATAGGCACTATGGGCGCCTCATACACTTGCAGCGTAACAGTCCCAGAAGCTGTAGCAGGCTTGTTCACTGTAATGGAGCTAACACCTAGCACTGTAATTACCGTACCAGGTTGGAGTCCTACGCCTTGTATGAACTGCCCGTAGCCCAGGCCTGCTAGAGAAGCCAACGCGACTTGATTAGAGCCGGCAACCGTTGTAGCATTTCCTACGAGAGTAGCCGCTCCAAAGAACTTCGGATTCACAGCTAGAAAATCATCAAGGTAATACGGTGGGTTGGTGCCGAACACAAAGCCGACATTACCTACGCCCGGCTGCGCACACCAGAACTCCGCTCCGGAGCCCCACGCAGTTTGCAGCCATCCGTTGAAATTAGGTGTACTCACCGTATTACCTCGCTTTGCTTAACGCCGGGTGTTGATCAAGCCCTTGGCGGCCTTAGGCGCTTTTGCTGCAGCCTTAGGCGCGGCAAACTCCAGCTCGTCGTCCTCATTGATCTCCTCAGCACCCGCGCTGGGAGGCACTACTGGAGCAGGGCCCATCTCCTCGTCGCCTTCATCAAGCTCAATGGCCTCAGATGCCGTACTGATCTTGTCAAGTGGCGGAATGACGACAGGAGCTTCAACTGGTATAGCTGCTGTAGGTGGCGTCAAGTCCACAATGCTGCCGTCAGCAACACCCAACTTATAGCCAATAGTCTTACGTACCCAGTTGGGAGCAGGCACTGGGACATTGCCGGCCGGGGCCTGGAACCTGAGCTCACGATCGCCGTGGTTGGCGAGAAAGATTTTTGAACGCTTGAAAAACAATTGCAATGCCATGTAGTTATCCTCTCCTTGCGGAAGATTGGTTGAAGTGCTGCACGGATGTCAAGTTGTCACCCGAAGGCGGCAAGGAGCACCCGAGTGCCGTTTGGCACCCGTGCAACCCGGTTAAAGGCATCCATCGCGGCAATGGGACGACCGTGGCGGAGTTTGCGGCCTTAAAGACGAGTAATTGGGCATGGAAAAGCCCACGGTGTGATCCGTGGGCTTTCTAGAGTTTAGATTCCGTCCTGATAAACTGCAGTTTGGGTGCGCTTGAAGATGACCTGCGAGATACAGCCCGCAAACATAGTTTCATAAGCCCCGCCTGCCCGTGTAGTTGGCACGGACAGTGCTTGCATCATAGGCTGTGGGACTTTGAGATACAAACTTTTCTTGGAGTTCTTATAGTACGTGCCACGATCAAGACCATTGCCCTGCTGACCGACTGGAGCAGTGTTGCCTACACCTTGGCCGCTGATCCACGGATTCGGCAAGAAGTTGATCTTGAACTGGACGCCGTGGTGCGCTGCAACACAGTTCTCTTCAATGTACTTGATGGTGCTCATGGTCACCGCAGAACCGCCGATGGTCATAGGCTGGGTCAAGTAAGCGAACTGAGTATAGGGGATAAGCAGACGATCGGCCATGCCCTCTTCGCTAGAGTAGCCGCTGTTCTGGACAGTCTGATTGAGCGCCGTATTGACGTCCGCCAGAATCTCCTGAGGTGACTTGCCAGACCAAGTGGTTTTGCCGCTTGCGCCCGCCGGAACTGTGTACTCATACACATTGGGGTTGTTGATGAGACCGGGATCGCCCAGGAAACCGGCGTAGACAACAAAGTCAAGCGCCTTGCCCCAGTTGGCCTCGACAGACTCCTCATAAAGCTCCTGCAAGCTAAACGGCGGAGCCTGCCCAGTGTGGAGAGCAGTCTCCATGCGGCGCAAGTCTACCCAGGTGATGGTCATGCCCATCGCCCAGATATACGTTTTCCAGATGCCCTTCTGGATGTCAGCCTGTGCTTCGGGAATCTCCGTGTTGTTAGTTCCCTGGAGACCGAAGTACTGCGAGCCGGTGGTGGCGTAGTTGGAGGCAAACGCCGAGATGAACTCAGGGAAGCCGCCGCCTACTTCAACATGGATGTCACGCTTGTGCGTAACAGCCTGCAACGGACGTACAAGGTCCGTGTCGATGATTTCCAGTTGGCTCTGAAGGAACGCCAGACCAGAAGCGCCTGCAGTGTCGAATGCCTGAGCGCGATTGCCGGATTTGCGAATCATGTAATCTCCTGTGGTCTAGGTTGCTTAGGCCGCGTTGCGGATCTTGATGGTGATTTCCAGAACGTTGTTGCTGTCCACGTAGCCGGTACGAGCGACCATGTTGGGCAGTGCAACCAAGTTACTGAAAGTGAGAGGCGAGGTGGCAGTGATAGCGGTGGTCAGGGCCTGACTCAGCACGATAGCGGTATAAGCGCCGGCCGTGCCCGTGCCGCTGACTACATACGTACCAGGCTGGACACCAGGACCACTAACGGGCTGGCCAACGAAGACATTAGTGCCGGTCAACGTGATGGCAGTAGCACCTGCAGCAGCCGCAGTAGCGCCCGTCAGAGTGAACAGGTCAGTCGCGGCCGGATTGGTCTCGTAGTCACCAATAGTACCAGCGGTGACGGCCGTGTTCAGTACAACACGAGTGTAGATCTGAGCGCCCGCATTCGGCGTGCCGACGGCAAGGTTGATAGTGCCCGAACCACGCTCCATAACCTCAGCGATCTGCAAGTTGTTGTAGTTACCCAGCTGCTGAACACCAGGAGTGACAGCGTTGGGGTAGACAAGCTGAGTCTTGACCTCACGCACTGCCATGCCGGCGAAGTAAGCGGCGACGTTAGCGATGTTCGCAGTAGCAGCCGCAACGTAGTCAGCAACGGAAGTATAGACTCCGCCCTGTGCATTAGGAATCTGAACCGCTGGATCACCAAAGTTCAGGACATTGGTGACGTTGGTCGGCATGAACTGACGCGCTACAATGACGCGCTCACCGAATCGAGAGACCGCGCCCGGGAACCCAATATTGGGGCCGGTTACGGGAATAGTCTGCCCAAAAGCATACTGGGTCATGGTTACTTATCTCCTTTGGCAGCGTTATCATAGAACGCTTGCAGTTTGGCAACGGCATCTGCACCGCTGTCGTTCGCCTTGCCAGTTTTAGAGTCATGCGCACGCGCGCTACCCGCAAACTTGCCATAGCTACCAGTACTAGCCTTGCTGCTACGCTTCACACTACCCAAGGCAGCGTTGAACGCATTGACCACGGCAGCGTCATTGCTGCGTGCAACGACAGGGCGCAGAAGCTTAAGCACGGCAGCAGCACCATCCTTGGCATCACGCGCGCGGCCTTTCTTCTTGTCGTCAGCAGGCTCGAGCTCCTCCTCGCCAGACTCGACAACCTCCATACCAGGCTCGCCCTCGTCGTCCTCGGCCTCTTCCTCTTCTTCCTCAGAGTCGTCGGCTTCTTCCTCAGAGTCGTCGGCTTCTTCCTCTTCTTCAGGATCAAGCCCAAGGATATCGTCAAGCTTCTTTACTTCTGCGTCCTCAACTTCGACAGGCAGCTCTTCCTGCTTGGCGTGCGCGGGCTCTTCCTCTTCTTCAGAGAAAAACTCACTGAGCAGTGACTTCAGCTCTTCGAGGTCAGTGTCGCGCCCACGCTTATCCTCTGCGTCGAGCTTACGATCAAGGGCGTCATGCATACGCTTACGATGGCTGTCCTCAACCTCTTCTTCCTCTTCTTCGGGCTCGACATCGCGGGACTTCTTCTTGTCCTTGCCGCGCTTCTTGTCGTCAGCCGGATTTACCTCGACTTCGCTGCCTTCATCAGGCCACTCATCGCGACTCTTTTTCTTATCGTCAGCCTCATCAGGTGGTGCGAGTTCTGCCAACTGTTCCGGCTGGATATCAGCGTCTTGCGCCGCCGCCCTCAGCCCGAGGCCCCAGATGTGCTTCCGTAGATTCTTCATCACGGGTTTGCTCTCCTTAGTGGTTAGTAATGCGCTAAGTTTAGATACCACAAGTCCGTTCCCGGACCTAGGCGGCGTGGCCGCAGGTTCGGACGGAGCAGCATCATTTATACGAGCCTCGTGGCCAGCTCTTCCACGTGGCACCACAGCTTCATGGTTGCCCCTGATACTGGCCATACAAATCTTTTTGCCGCGCGCTTTAAGCGCATAGTCATACCCTGCAGAAAGCTCCTCAACTTCTTTGCGCTTGACTTTTCCAAGCAGAGGCTCTGCAGTGATAATGACATCAGCAAGCAATGGCCATTCACCGTCGTCCAGAGGCTCATCACCTTTGCGCACATTTTGAATATGGCCACATGCATACTTTTTAAAATTCTCTGGGTTAATAAAATCGGGCGGATGCTCGTCTGTTACGGGTTTGCCCTCGAAGCTCGCAATGGTCGCAGGGTCGAACACATCATCAGGATGCCGATAGATGTCGATGCTAGCGCTTGGGTTTGAAAGATCAACTCCCAAGTCTCCGGCAGCTTCTTGTGGAAGGTCCTTTACTTGATAGGACTGGAAGCCGGTCCTAGCAATGACGCAACCGGGCACAATGAGAAACCCTTCCGGAGTCTCGCTGCGCCCTGCGCTGAGTCGGCTTGCGTAGTAGCCGCGCGCCATTTACTTGGCCTCACTGTGAAAGTGCTTAAGGAATGCTCCACGTATATGATCCGGCAATTTCATCCAGCTTTCGCCGGCCCAATTATGCGCTTGACCCGCCGTAATACCGTTTGCAATAAGAATCTTTTCTTGAGCAGCAAATGGCAAAGACGCCCATGCAGTGCTTGCGGCGCCATCCTTCGCCCTCTTGGTACCGGCGGGAATCACCTCAAACCCACTATCAGTAATCCGAACAGACTCGCCCGCCCGCGTCCGCTGCAAAGCAGAAGTCAGTGCTCTGTCAGCGGAGTCGAATGCCTGATGCTTGCCCTTAGATGGATGGTCGTACAGACCCTCGTGCCCGCCGACAAGGCGCCGCTGACACTCTACGATGCCATCTCTGGCGCTATCCTCACCTTGGTGGTTGCCAAGTCTACGGTAGCCAGTCGCAGCAGCGCGGTAGCTGTCTAGAGCACGCGCACGGTCGCCTGCAATCTCGTACTGGTTAGCACGAGCTAAGTGATCTTGCGGCTCAGAACCGGAAATTTGGGCGGAGTCCTTGGCCTTACCTTCCACAGCCTCTTTTGCAGCCGTTACAGATGGGTAGAGGCCTCCTGAAAGATGCGGCATGTAGCGAATCTCTCCACCCGCCGTCTTCACCTTCCAGATGCTCTCGCCCTTAGCCGTGCCTACTATCTCCAACCGTTCTGGACCGGCGTCCTTGGCCTTCTTCTTCTGCCGCTCTGCGTGTTCACGAGCATTTGCTTCACGCAGTTCTGCTCGCCGGCGCTCCCATTCTGCCTGGCGAAACTCTGGAGACTTGCCCGCTGCAAAACCAATCGGTACTTCGGAGTCTTTTGCTGGCTTTTTCTTTGGCGTACCAGCCGGCTCGATCTTTACACGGCCGCTGCCGGCACAAGTTACACAAGTACTGCCTTTCGTACGTTCACCGGCACCACTACAAGTTGGGCACCAAGCATTGTCAGCATCCTTCCCCGGCACTGGAATAGGCTCCATGTCAAGCGCCTTTGCTCTTGCGTCTCTCAGCTTCTTCAAGTCGTCGCCCTTTCCAAGTGCATAAGGTACAACCTTCTCGCCCATTTCTTTCATGGCAGACTCATGCGCACGCAACCGGTTGCTCGACTCGCCAGGATTCTTTGCTTCAAGCTTGGCCTGATGCTTCTTGCGCAGGTCGAAGTACTTCTGCTCTTCGGCGCTGGACCATTTGTCGGTAGCTTTATGTAGCAGGCTTGTCTTGCCAACTTCCCAAGATTCAGTAGTAGACTTTAGCCTATCAGGAACGACAATAACTCTGCCGCCTTTTTGCTCCACTACTGTACCAGTCTCACCACTAGAGCGCTTAGCCGCCTCACCTTTGTAGAAAGGCCCATCATTGTCCTGACTCTTCGTAATACCAGTAGCATGCTTGGCAAGCGCCAGCTTCTTCTCGGCTGGTGTGGGGATGGGCTCCAAAGAGTCATCTTTTGCTTTGGCGGCTTTCCGCGCGGCATAGTACGCAGATTGCAGTTCCTCGTATTTATTACGCAATTTAGCTTCACGCTCAGGCGTGCTCGACTTACTACGCCGTGCGGACTCGTACGCAGCTAGAGCCTTGCCAGCCGCTCGTTTAGCTGTGTACTCTGCCTCGTCTATATCTACGTCTTTCCCCTCGCCCTTAACAGGGATGGGCTCAAGGTCGCTGTCTTTTGCTGGTGCAGGCGCTTGCCCCCCATTCTGCAGCATACTAGTCTGTGCCTTCCAAGCCTGGGCTTTCGTCGCACCTGGAAACTTCTTTACGTAGTTCTGATAGAAGCCGGCAAACATGTACGCGCCTTCTTCTGATGCATTCGCAAAGTTACAGGCCCACTCAAATGCAGGACGTTGTGCTGATGTGATTTTAAAAGCATCCTCGCCCCTCTTGCTGTAAGCAATCGCAACGGCTTGTTTCTCGGGCTTGCCTGCTTTGCGCTCAATGGCGATGTTCTTCTCAAGTGCAGCTCTGCTCTTACCAGGAACTAACGGCATGACTCATTCTCCTTTGTTCGGCGGCCACGCCGCTGTGCCTACTTAACTACCTGTAACGATGTTGGCCGTGGAAGATGTTCCAGGCCCACCACAGCTGATGCCGGCGATGTAAGTAGCTGTGCCAATAGTGATATACTCCACCTGCCCAGCTGGAATCATCAAGCCAGTGTTATTGGCAACCGTCACAGTACCAGTTCCGAGCAGCACAGTAATGTGGCACGGTCCTTGGTTAGCAATACGCACACAGTTGTCAGACCCAGGTGTTCCTGGCAAAGCGACACGTGAGCTTGAGCTACCGAAGCTAGTGGCGGCAACGCCATCGATTTGGAATGATGCATGCTGAACTACGGCCATTTACTTAGCTCCCTTTAACTTCGCGATCGCCGTCTTCAGCAATTCGCGTTTCTGTGACTCATTACGGCCCATGTAAGCTTTAATGTCAATGCCCAGCGCATCTAGAATCTGCGCCATGCTGTAACGGTCAATGGCGGTGTCCATCGCAGGGTTCTTAACTGGCTTGCTCTGGTTGGTTAGACTCAGAGCACCTGGGCAGGACATTCCGGATTGGCTATGACTGCCGAACGTAGTATCTCTCGCAGTGCCCTTCAACTTTTCGATGAACTGCTGGGCCTTATCCTTTAGTGCCTTGTCCCTTGCATCTTGTGCCCTAAACTCCGCCAAAGTCGCGCGTTCCAGGGCCTTCTTAGTGTTTCCGCTGTTAGCCGCCTTGACCGCCTCAAGCATGAACTGGACAGCTTGGTGGGAGGAGAGCTCATCGACGTCGGTAGCTTTGTGATAAGAATCCGCACACTCCGGACACACGACTTTACCGTGTACCTCTGCGACGTCATCACCGAGCAAGTTGTCGCCACACTCTTGGCACTTGGTTACGCCTTTGCGAATGTCCATATCTTTTACCTTCCCTTTATCAAGGGACTCCAACACACCCCAAGCAATTGTCTTGTCTAGACCATGACGTGACCCATCGATAGGATGCGGATCCCATTCTTCGAGCCCATCAAATCCGACAATCGCATGATATCCGCCTCTGGGAGAGACACCGCAGATAATGTGCCAACCCTTTGGTGGAGGCTGCGTAGCAGGAACCTCACGGTAACGCAAGCCCCGCTTGGCAAGCCAGACATTGACCTCGGGATCTTCGTTAGCCTTCTTGAAGTCAGGGACTTGTTTGAGCGGCAGTCCGAGTACACTTGCCAATGACGCAGCAAAACAGTTTCCAGTTTTACCAGTTCTAGTCTGCGTTACAGGTATCATGCCGCAAACCTTATAGCGGGCATGGTCTCCGTTGTCGAAGTATCCTCGCTTGCCCTGATAAACAGTAGCATGACCTCACCGGTATCGCCCGTCAAATACACGCTCCAGGTAGCTTTGATCGCTGCAGCGTATTCACGCACTGCCTTCATATCAAGTTTCATACAGTCTCCGAGCAGGGCCTGCTCAAGTCCGCTGTGGCCGTCCATCTTTTGAACTCTTCCACGGTCATTGGAGTAATGGCCGAGAAGACGTCTTTTGCTTTGTGATGACCTGCTGTGTAAAGGTTGAGTGCCTCATTGCGAGTCTTCACGCCAAGTATCACTTTGTGCTCGTCAAATTTCCTGCGACTGCCAAGGACTGACTGGTCGACAACGTAAACATATTGACTGTCAGACTCAGGATCCACCACGTAGCAGTCCAGCGAGTCACCATCAGCACCAAGCACACCAGGAAAATATCCGTAGTCAGCAGGCATGGTGTTTGACCAGTCCTTGCCGCTACGTATCTCACCCTTATGTGTTTCGATGACGACATCCAGTCCCTGCACTTGGTACTTCTGCACAGCCGGGCCATCAGCGTCGTTGGCCTGAGCTTGCTTTGGTGAGGCCTGTGTCTCTTCTGGCTTGTCCGTGGGCTCTTTGGCAGCCTTACCTACTTTGTTCTCTTCTTTGATCTCTTTAGCAGGCGATGCAGATGGATTCAGTCCACCAAACAGCCCCTCACCAAGCTCTCCTTCACTGCTGACTTCATCCGACAGCTTCTCAATAGCCTCATCAGTGATGTTGGTGAACAAGTCCGTCTTGACACTGCTCTGCTTCAACTCTTTACCGGCCGTACGAGGACTAATGATACCACCATTCATTGCTACCACAACTGTGTCCATTGTGGTCTTAGCCAGCTCGCTCTTGTCCTTCGGGTCCATCACGCGGATGGAGGGGAACGCTAAGTCTAGGTCGTCAGGAACTTCACCCATCTCACTCATGCAGAGAACGGGGTAGAGCTTTTCAAGTTGTGGACGTAGGTCTTTGTCTTGGTCCGCACTTATCCGTTCCTCGTAGACGCGCTCATCTCCCTCATTGGTGCCATTACCTAGACCACCTAGAGTCTTGCCCCAAAGGCGGGAGACGGGGATCTGCGCAGCACCAGAGATGTCTAATTGAAACTGCTGATAGCACTCGGCCAACCCACTGAACGTGTAGGAGGTAGACTCGATGCCGCCGTCAGCCGGCAATGGAACCAAACTGTTGTTACCCATTAGGTGATTGAGTGTGCTCATGCGTTGTTCAAATGCTGCAGAAGCCTTTTGATTCGAGCCTAGACCGCTGAGCAACTGTGCCAAGTCGGGGAACTTCATACCGAGGATGTTCGCGCGAAACGACAATGAGAGAATGTTCCAGCTCATGTTGTCGCGCTTCTTAATCTCCTCGTACACTGGCTCTAGCGACGAGATACCCCACCAAGTCTGCGCTTCACGTTCTGGAGTAGGAACCTCAGGGCCCGTAAAACGCAGAATGCGGGTAGCATGGACCTTAAACGATTCACCGCCCAGCACATTAACACTATAATGCTCTGGTAAACCAAAATCAAGAGGCCGATCGATATCAGTACAGACAGACCCATCGGGCTGAATTCCAGACCAGCGATCGAATGGTACAAGACCTTTGAAATCGTGGATGCCAATGCTGTCCAGATCAAGGGGCTGATCAAGCTCGTTCTCCTGGTTCTTCAGGGCAATCAAGCACCCGGCGCCGCCAAACAACCTTGCCCACTGCATTGCTGCAAGGATCTTAGCCTTTGAGTTCGTCTTGCGCAGCGTCTTGTCAATACGAGACATATCTTTAGGATCTATGTCACTGGTAAGGCGAGGCCACGCACGCACCATGTCCGCTGCCGGCATGTCGATAATGCGACGACTGATCCAATGGTTGCGATACATGACGATCAGCTTCCAATAGTCATAACTAAGCCGCACCATCTCGTAGTCAGCAGACTCAGCGAGTGAGGGCGTTCCAGCTCCCATACGGGCAGCAGGATTAGTGAAGTAGTCCATTGCATGGGCAGTGTCGAACGTTACACGCTGCTGTAATCCAAGAGCATTCTCAGTCAGATTGGCTTTAGTACGTTTGCGCTGTTGCCTATTCATCGCCAGCCTTCCTGATTTGATCTTCTTCACTAAGCCATATTACTTTTTCTTCGCTATAGCACACAGGCTGAATCTTTGTTCCATCAGCACTCTTGATAAATGCCCATAAAAGACGTTTCTTTGCTTTAGGTGCTATAATCTCTGCAAGGATGTCGCCGTCAAGTTCATAACCATTGACATAGATCACGTCGCCCTTGCTTATATGAACTTGTTTAGGCGCAGAGCGGTCGAGGTGTAGACTTCTGCGCCTAAGCATTGTAAAACTCCTTTACTGTTGAACGTAGCTCAATACGCCTTGCGCAGTTGTGACAGTGCCACCTGCTAGCAAACACAAAGCATTACCAGCTGGCGCAGTAACTACTGCTCCGCCCCAGCCCATACTGACGGGCTGTGTAGCATTAAGTGCCAAAGCGCCTGTTAGCGTTGTAGTCCCAGTTCCACAGTTACTACCTGTGCCGTATTCAAGTGTAGCCGTTGCCGCAGAGCCACCTGATGCCGTGACTTGGCACACATAAACTGCCTTACCAGCAACTGGTGCAACTAGTTGCGTAGTACCAGTACTAGAGATATTGATAACTACACTCGAAGTCTGCACATTTGGATTTTTGCAGGGGTCGCCAGCAATCGACTGAGTCGCAACGAACGAATCCACAGGCGACATAGTTACACTGATGGTGCCAGCAGTCGGATACGTAGAGCAAGAGTAAGTAATGACGATCTGATCAGCAGCCAGCACGGTAGGCGCAAGCAGCAAAGACTGAACGCCGTTAGAAGGCGTAAACGCAACAGTCGCTTGAGTGCTCCCAACAGTCGTGGAGTTGTTCGCCTGGAATGCTTCGGCAAATGCGCAACCAGAAGGCGAACCGGTAATGCCCGCCATGGTAACGTTGAGGTATCCATAGCTGGACTGCAAGGGCGAACGAACTGCGGCACTAGTGGCTGTGGCCTTTGCAGACTGCAACGTGAACATAGTCATGCCCGCATCAGCAGTGTAGCTGTAAGTGGGAACCTGGGCAGAAACGAGGACGGGCAGCGCCATGAGCGAGGCTGCCAGGAACGTGAGAATTGCTTTGCGCATGGGACTGTCTCTCCTGGATGTTGGTTAAGCCGCTTGATGGGCGGCAAATTGTTTAATGAACTGTTGCTTGTTCATTTGATGAATGGCACCTTGATGGTAGACGCGGCATGGAAACGTGAGATCGTCAAAGTCGAGTACCGGCATAGAAGTGCACCGGCAGTTTGGAAACTCTCCAGCATGTCCAGCACCGAGCGTCGACTTGACTCCAGCTAAGTGGTCTGGATTAGGCACGTCGTTCCAAGGCACTATGACGTCATTCATGTGAGCATGACTGCCGCGCACTCGGCCGTCTTCTGAAGTGACCCACTTATAGAACTCAATGTTCAATGCTTCTGATCGAGCTTGAGTTAAAGCAGCTGACGCTTTTGCAGACTCGGTCCTTGCTATAAGATGCACTCTAGACCGAATCAACGCTGGGAACCTTGCACGCATCATCTTCGCCACGGTACCAGCACGTGCTCCATTCTGCTGTGCTGCTCGTACCTCATGGACTAGATGCTCTGCGGCTTCAGTGGAGACTGATGAGATATACTTGGCATTCTCTGCAATAAGTTGCTGCACTCGCAAACCAGTCTGGCCTTCCATCTCTTTAGCAAGCAGACGATGCAGCATGCGTGACCGCTGAGACAAAGCGGCAGCTTGTCTCCAAGTCTGCCTGTTGCCTACATTGACCCAATGAACCATCTTTGTAGCAAGCGACTCACTGGCCTCTTGGATGTCTTGCTCTTGGGACCTTGCTTGCAGCCGGGCTAGCCACTGCTCCAGAGTCTCTTCAGGCATCTGTGGGGCGAGCACTTTACCGGAGATTTTGCGGATAGCTTGCTCGTAGGACTTCTGGAGGCGCTCAGTCGGTCCGAAGGTGCCTTTGAGATGGCGCACAGTATTCTCTCCACTCTGCTGCGGACTGCATCAGCTCAGCTGCAGTCCAATCATCGCGATGAAACTGACGCGGCAGTCGGTCCAAAGCATTCACATGCTCTACCAAAGTTTCAAGAGCGAACAGGGCGTCACTGAGCTTCGTAGCTAAATAAGCGTCTTCCATTTACTTCTTAGCCTTCCCGTCCAACACGCAATCAAGCGCTTTGTGCAACCTTGCTCTGCGGCCGAGGGACTGGGAAGAGTCTTTGGCACGCGACTGGAGCTTAGTCTCTACAAATTGCTTTGCTGCAGCTTCTGTAGGAAAAGTTTTTGTAAGCTTCAAGCCTCTGCCGTGAATATACGCCACCCACTCATCATTGTGGTCGCCTCTAAACACGTCAGCTAGAATTGGATACGCTTTATTTGTTCTATCGACATAGGCAGAACTGCCACCCATAGTCTCCCAAGAGGCTACCTGGGAATCTTTAGCAAATGCACCGCGGTGTAATTGGGCGCGGTCGGTAGCCTTTGCCTTTTTAGCGGCTATCTCTTTCTTGAGTGCCGCAATATGATCGTACATAGCTCGCCAGCGCTGTGTCCCTTCAAACTTACCTTTGAACTTATCAGCGTGCTCTTTGAAGGATTTCTCGGCATTATGCAGAGTATCTTCGAGGTCCTTCAAACTGTACACGTAGTCTGCCATTTTAGTTTTCCATCCCGCTCGCATGAGCTGTTAGTCCGGTCTCGCGTCCATATGTGTCGACCATGGACCAAGCTTCATCACTTAGCCAGAGATAACCAAAGAACCCCGGACCTCGAGGATGTGACTTCATCTTGCAGACCTTTCCACGAGCCAGCTTCAAGTTAATGACGCCCTCGACTGGGGCGCCTGCGGCTTTGAAGTTTTCAAGCAGAAACTGATTAAAGGCAGTAGGCGTCAGCTTGTTTTTCCAGCAGGCCCCGATCTCTTGGGCATCGATGGTGATCATGATCGGCTCTTCATGCAGTATCTGAGCTGCAGCGGTTTGTGCTGTGTCCATTTTGTGGCACTCCTACAAGTATGAATGGTGGAGCCTGGTGACTCCACACGGAATTTCTTGGTACTTAGGCAAGGAAACACGCGCCCTTAGCCTCCTGTAAGCCGCCAGCGAGGCACCTTCTGGTGAATCCCATAGCGAAGTGAATCACAGTCATCATCTTCTACTTTGAGCGGCTTTTCAAGTCCTAGCTTAGCAGCTGAGGCATCCCAGGCATAAGTCGGTACACGTTTAGCAAGTTCAGGACAGCCTTCTTTATTGATGATCAGCTTTCGCTTATGTAGCATTGTGCTGACAGAGTGAATGCCTTCACTTACTGCATTATCCGCTTCAACGATCCAAAAGCCGCGCATAATGAGCTCAGCTTTAAGACTCGCAGCTTCGGGCGGTATTCTTACTTCACAGCCCATTGCTCCGAATGCTTCAAGGTCATCTGCATACTGGCCGTCTGTCTTGACCCGCATTTCTTTGACACTGTCCCAGCGTTGTTCACGTGTAGCATAGATGACATCGCCATCATCATAATACTCAATATGCGACTGAACGTGAGACACACCAGCATCGATGGAGTACCAATGATCGACATGACCGCCTGGATTGCGCAGCCCGACAGGCTCAGTGGCATTTGTGCATGTGTTAAGCTTAGCATCCCAGCTATCCCGATAGATCGAGCCTTCAGCAACGACCCACAACCCATCAATATAACGAAGCTTAAACACACCAGTCTGTGATGCAATGATCGCAGCTTTGGCTCGTTTACTGACGTTGGGATTGTCATCTAAGCTGAAGTGAATTATCTCAAGGTCGTCTTGGAATGCCGGGCTGTCCATTACATCTGCTTTGAGATAGCAGTATGGATTACCAGGGTTCGTAGACATATAAGCACGCGCCATGTCTGGTGACATACGCATGAACATCTGAGCTAGGAAGCTTTTAGGATACTCAACAACCTCGTCCCCGACCCAGATTCCCACGGTGGACCCAAGAATTTGCTTGTAGCTTGCTTCGTCCTTAGCTCCGAGACAGAACCATTGCTTGCCGAACAGGAACAGCTCACCAGAAGCGGCATTATATGTATAGTTCTCTCGGCCCGCAATTTCAAATAGATCAAGCAACACATTGCGATAGAGCGTCTGCTTTGTGGCTCCAGTCATGATACGCTTGCCTGGAACCTCATAACGGCAGAGCTGCACAATGGTCTTGGCGTCGAGCGTAAACGTCTTACTAGAACGCACTGAGCCTTCAAGCAAGGTGTATCGCTTGTCGAACTGTGGCTCACGCATGATGAATGCATGCGACTTGCGCCCGAATGGCTTCATTACAGCATTACTAGTCGCTGGCATCTACGGGCCCGCTTTTCAGTGCCGCGAACAAAGCTTCGAGTTGCTCATTATGTCCACCACTTGGTGGCTCAGCGTTCTTGCCGTGCTTTTTTGGAAGCATATGGGAAAGCGACCACTGATACGCATTAAAAATGAGTGTACTGCGTGCGACGTTGTCAATGATACGAGTCTCAGTTGACGCGCCATATTGGTCACTGTTTTTCGTCACCGTGAGCTCGGTGAGCAGCGGCTTTAATGCGGCCTGCTGAGCTCGTTCTTCGTATAAAGTGACGAGTACAGATTTGGCACGCATATAGCGCGCGGAGAATGGATGGTCTTTGTCGTGGATCCACGAAAGCAATTTCGACACATTAGGCATATTAGGCATCATGCCGATATCATCGAGTGAAACACCAGTAGAAACTAGCTCAAACAATGCCACATCTAGCTCATCTGTGTAAGCAATAGATGGACGACCAATTTTGCCTGGAATCTTTTCGAGCACTAAGTTTGGCTTAGGCGAACCAACTACACGCCGCTGTACTTTGGGCTTTGCTGCCCTGACCTTTGCAAGCTCTTCTGCCGCAGTTTTACGCCGCTCAAGAATACGCTGTTCACGCTCTGCTTTTTTAACAAGACGACGGCGCTCTACTTCAGCTTCGTAAAATGCAAGCTGCTTTGGACCGACATTAGGCTTCTTCTTAGCTACAGGCGCCGTCACCTTAGCAGGCTTCTTCTTAGCTACAGGCGCCGTCACCTTAGCAGGCTTCTTCTTAGCTACAGGCGCCGTCACCTTAGCAGGCTTAGTGGGCGGCGTGCCCTTACCTGTTTTCTTGGTGGGTGCCATGATGTATCTCCGTAGACAAAGAAATAGCGACCTAAGCACAATGGCCTAGGTCGCTCACATATGTGACGGTCTTGCCGCGTACCGTCTTGGTGCCCCACTTGGCTAGTTTATTGGAGGAACAGGTCCGTCCTAAATGATGATCTGTACAAATCACCTTAGCCGCTTTTTGGCACTCCCTTTGTAAAATTGGTCGGAGTAGATGGATTCGAACCACCGGCCCTCTGTTCCCAAAACAGATGCGCTGACCAAACTGCGCTATACTCCGATACCGCCATTGCTCTCCATGGCTTAAAGTCACGCCACTGTAGCAGGTGTCGCATGTTGTGCACATAAAGTCCGGTTCTTCACTGTGTTCAATCTTTGGCAGGAGATGTAGGGATCGAACCTACAAGCTCGGTTTTGGAGACCGACAGTTTGCCATTAGCTTAATCTCCTGTGCTTAGTCTTTTGTCCACTCAGCACTCTCGGCCTCCGCCGCATCTTTAGGCTCTGTCGAGTCAGACCCATCAGAAGCTGGAGCTGTGTCCTCAAGAATCATTTGGCGAAGCTCATCAAGCGTAGGCAGGCGTTTTTCAGACATACTAACTCCACGGAGTATAGCTCAAAGCTGCTTCATTGACAAGCTTAGCATAACCTTTGACAAGGTAGAACCCAGCGCCTGTGCACTCAATGACCACCGTGCTGTTTGCATTAGCACCGGCTATTCTTGGGTGTAAGTAAACAACATCTTTAACTTTAAACCCTGTGAATCTGCTCATCCTGTTTTCTGTAAGCCCCATGTACGAAATCCCATTAAAGCCTCGCCGGTCTCCAAGCCTGCAGCAACAGGCGACCACATCCCGCCAACATTGACAGGCACAATAGCTGTAATGGGACCAGCTGAAGAAACACAAGTATCAGCGCCACCAACAAGCCGGTGAGTTTCCACTGAAACCATCATTTCAGCTTCTAGGCGACTAATATGCCTATGTGATGCAAACTTTTCGTCTCGATTCAGTTTTGGTTTACCGGTTTTATAGCAGCAGGGCCAAATTGACCAGTGCTCAAGGCGTGCGGCTTCTTCAACAGAGAGCAGGCAAAACTTCACAGCCATTTGCAGATACCTGTGCCTAGGGTTTGCGTTAGTCGACTGGATATCGTACCAGTGGGACGCCTCCTCAACCCTTAGGGAGAAAGCAGCATAGCAGAGTACGCCCTCCGCACAGCTATTCAACAAAGCATTGCTAGTGTCAATCAACAAGTTCAATTGTAAACTGCGAACGGCGCTGTAACGGCGAGAAAATACACAGAAGCGGCAAAATTCGGCTTAACTGGTTTCTTTTCTGCTTGATAGTTCACAATAGTTCATTTAAGTCTTTTGTTTTCTTTATTTAACTATTAACTATTATAACTATTAATAAATATTGTATATATATTTAAACTTATTCTTTTACCATCTTATATGTTATGACATGAAAAAGAATAAAATTCCTAATACCAATTTCGAACTACGAAAGTACGCGGTTGTTAGTCAGTTGGTAGTTAAAGCTTCCGAGCTCTTTTTGTTATTATAAACATCTTAAGATATGCTTATATGCTTGTGTATAAAGGGCTTAGCTTTTTGGTGTATAATTTCTTAAGGTAAGCAGGCTGAATAGTCGCTCAAAAGCCTGCCAGGAGCCCGAATGCGCGGTGCAATTATGCTCAGCCTTGATGTGGACATTTTGGCACGTCTACATCAATGCACAACTCAAGCTACACAGTCCGATGAGCTAGCAATTATGCTCGGCCTTTACGACTCCACGGCGATAGAAGTCCCATTAATGGCTACCGTGAAGCCCATTATTGTACCAAAGTACGACGAGTATTTCTTCACGCCTGACAAATATAAAGAGCTTCAAAAGCTTGTTAAGTCAACTAAAACCGGCTATGATCTATTAAATTATGCTGCTTTACATGATCCAAATGGCAAAGCTTTTATTCTGAAAACACGCCATGAAGCAGGCAAAGTTCTTAAGCGCGCTGCACGACCGCCGAAGCCTTTAAAGGCTCCTAAGCCCGCTAAGCGCCCCGTGATTAATCTAAGTCGTGTTGCTGAAGCTTTGTTACTTAAAGGTCTGGAGAGTTTTGATGTCCCCTCTATCGCTGGTGGAAGTACGCGCCGCAATGCTGCAAAAGCTACAGACCAGCCTGCTAACGAGTAAGCATGCACAACAACTGAAAATACAACCGATGACAGAGCGTGAAGCTGCGGAACTAGGAGTTAGTCCAAGCTGGGCCGGTTTCAAAATTCCGTATTTTACACCAGAAGGTGCTATTGATAAAGGTTTCTTCCGCTACCGTTTTTGGCCCGACAGTAAGCCAAGCTCAGGCTTTGCTGCCATAGCTGAGCCAACAAGGAAACTACGCTATGTACAGCCCAAGAACACAGAGCTGCATGTTTATATGCCGCCGGTGCTCAGCACATCGTGGCGTGACATTATGAATGACGCCGCTCAGCCGCTCTGTATAACAGAAGGTGAGCTCAAAGCTGCCTGCGCATGTGTAAGTGGCTTCACTATGTTAGGACTCGGTGGAGTATTCAGCTGGACAAGCAAGAAGCATCAACAGCCATTGATTCCCATCCTTGAGGAATTTGTTTGGGAAAGCCGCGACATTTACTTATGCTTTGACAGCGACCAGACAAGCAACCCATTGGTGCAGTTGGCTGCAAGCCGCTTAGCCTTAGTATTGACAGCACGCGGCGCAAAGGTTCACGACGTTATTATCCCAGATGGCGCTGGTGGTGCAAAGCAGGGCGTAGATGACTTCATGGTCGCGCGGGGCGCGGAGGCCTTCGAAAAACTGATCGAAGACGCGAAGCCCATCGGCGCTGGAGTCGAGCTTCATCGGCTTAATGAAGAAGTAGGCTTGTTGTGGAGCGGCGGTGCAGCGGGGCACGTCGTGCGCTTGTCTGACGGCTTCGTTATGAAGCCCCTAGCTTTTACGCAATCATTTTATCGCGATCGTACGTATTCAGAATTTACGCTTAATGCGCAAGGTCAGCCGGGTACGCTTCGTGTTAAACGGGCGGCAGAAGAGTGGCTAGGTTGGCGCAGTCGTACACTCATGGGCGAGATCACTTATGAACCTGGTAAACCGCAAATTACGGCTGAAGGCAACTATAATATATGGCGGTCCAGTGGACTAGAGCCCATTAAAGGCGACATTAGCCCGTGGACTCATTTGATGGGACATATGTTTAAGGACCTACGACCAGAGCAGTTTAGATGGCTAGAACAGTGGCTTGCTTGGCCATTGCAGTATCTAGGCGCGAAGATGTATAGTTGCGTATTGCTTTGGAGTCATACAGGCGGTACAGGAAAGAATTTGCTAGCAGAAGTTATGTGCCTGTTGTATGGCCCATCTAATTCTGTCACTATTGGTAGTCGTGAGCTAACTGCTGCATTTAACGGTTGGGCAGAGGGTAAGCAGTTTGTTGTAGGCGACGAGATCACGCTTGACGACAAGCGGCAAACGAGCAATGCGCTTAAGTCTATGCTGACGAGCACAAAAATTCGTGTAAACCGCAAAGGCGTTGAGAGCTACGAGATCGACGACCGCGCTAACTATGTGCTGACAAGCAATGATCCTTTGTCGGTTGTGCAAGAGCAAGGAGCAAGGCGCACATTTATTCATCAGGTAAACGAAGAGCCATACGGGGACGCAAGAGGCCGAGCGTTAAAGAAGTGGGCAAGTGAGGGCGGAGCTGCACATGTGCTCTACCATTTGGTTAAAGAAGTTGACCTATCCGATTTCTCTCCCACTGCCAAGCCGCCGGACACGGATAGCTTTATTGACGCTGTAGCTTATAGTCGTAGTGATATTGACACATGGGCCGTAGCTGTGCGGGCAGATCCCGATACTTACCTTACAAGTAATCGAGCCAAGTTCGACGGGGGCAAAGAACAAAAGGCATATGATGTGTATACGCCAGCAGAACTGCTGAAGCTGTACGACCCAGAGGACAAAAAGAAAGTCAGCTTACGCGCTTTAGGCATCGCGCTTGACCGAGCGGGCTTCAAGAAAGCGCTCTATAACAATGGCCGGCTCGGAAACATTCGGTCCACATTTTGGTTAGTACGTAGTACAGTGAACGTAACAAGCACAGTCGCCGCTAAGATGTACCAGCAAGAACGTGGCGTAGGCGATAAAACAGCTAGTGTGAGCAAGTTTGGAAAGAGAGTGCAATAGTGAAGCGAATACTGCCAAAGATTGTCCAAATTTGTGCATTAGGCGAAGATCTGCAATCTTTACATATTTGTGTCTGGTAAAGGCGTTACGCATTCACACTGGGTACTTTCTGTGCGTAATATAGCAGAACGTCCCGGTTTAGCTCTGGAAGATGTTGAGCGGCCAAGGCGTAGGCGACAAAACAGCTAGTGTGAGCAAGTTTGGAAAGAGGGACTTAGCTGTTATAGTCGCTCAGCCGGCTAGCACGCTTATAGAGCGGTTACTAGAAGAATGGGGCGACCCAGCTGCCGGATCTAAAGCGTTGGGTTTGACATGCGCTTTAGTCGAGACTAGGCACGTAGAGCTAAGACGGCAACAGCTGGAGAAGTGGAATGGATGATGCAGAGATACCAGGCCAGATGCCTCGTGTATGGACCATTGCGTGGAATATGAAAGCAAAACTTCCGCCTGAAATAGAGCTTGACGATTTGATAGGCGCCGGAACACTCGGCTTAGTAGACGCAGCTGCGAAGTACAATCCTGCGCTAGGCACGCCATTCGGCCTATATGCGGCCCATAGAATCACAGGCGCTACAGTAGACTCCTTGCGTGAGCTAGACTGGGGCAGCAGAGCAATACGTCGCAAAGCGCGTGAGGTAGCCGAGGCAACTAGCTCTCTAGCGCGGCGCTTGGACCATGAGCCTGACAAAGCGGAGATTGCGCAGGCACTAAGCATGCCACTAGCGCATTACCAAGCACTGCGCGCTAGGCTAGACGCACTTGTTACTAAAGTTCTTGATGCAAGATGGGAAGATGGCTCCGAGACAATTGGATGGGTGGTCGACCCACGACCTGGGCCGCTAGACTGCGCTATAATAGCCGAGACAGCAGCGTGGTTCAGTAGACTGCTATCGCGGTTAACGCCGTGGCAGCGTGAGGTGCTAATCGGTATTTACTGGTTGGGCATGAGGTGATGCAGGCTACAAAGCTTAGTAAAGCACGTGTGAGCCAGGTGCACAAAAGAGCTTTAGCTAGGGTAGAAAGGACGCTGAAAATAAATTTCCGTCTGGATACATCTGCAGCGCTATAATAAAGGTATGAGGTGAAAGCATGAAACTGACTACAACATTGAGTCTTCTTCACAAAGCCAATGCTTGCCAACCGCGCTACAAAGTTTTGCTTGCAGCGCTCGGAACTGACTATCCAAAAGACAAACCAATCAATTTGCTTACAATTCTCGAGCATAATGGGCTAGATGATGCGCTCTGGGCGCTGCGAGCTACGGCCGAGAATTGCAATAAAATAGCGTACTTAATGGCAGCAGATTTCGCAGAGCAAGTGCTTTTTGTTTGGCAGAACTATGCTCCAGAAGACAAGCGCCCAGAACTTGCAATCAAAGCTGTAAGAGACTTTGCTAATGGGCACATAACAAAAGGAGAACTACAAGTTGCCCAGGCCGCCGCTCGGGCCGCCGCCGCCGCTTGGGC